AATCTGCATCTATAAACTCTACTAAACTCCATGTACCAGTTTTTTTGTTCAAACCAAATGCTATAGTAGTTCTCATGAGTTCACCATTCTCACGTACAGAAACATTATTCCATGTCATGATTGGTTTCTCTCCCCATTCATCTGTAAGAACTTGTACAACATAATCAGGGTGTTGACACACAATAGGTTTTTGTGCATTTGCTACTTCATCTTTTTCAAACATTTTATGTAGCTTTGTCATGTCTTGTTCTCCCCATGACATAGTACCACAACTAACATATAACACAAACACCAATAAACTAAGATATTTTATCATAATACTCTCCGTATAACTTTATCTTTTTTTGTGTAGATAATATCCAATTGTCTCTCTTTTCTATAAATACTTGAGGACTCTCACCATCTACTGCGATAACTATTACAACTTGATCGATTGGTGTTTTTGTTCGTTCTTCATACATAACACAATAGGCAGAACCTTGTTGAAAATAATTCGTAATATATTCTTTCTTTTTAAGTTTTCTGGAAGTCTTAAAATCGATAACGGAAAGCCTATTATTCCAGTCAGCGATACAATCTACCCGTCCAGCGACTCTTAAATAGTCTGAGTATAGAGTAGCTTCTTGAACTCTAACATTATTTATATTGTCGGAAAGTATATTTTTGATACTGTTAAAAGTTTCTCTATCAGATGGCATGAACTTCTTTTCATCAAGTTCATTGTTGATAAAGTCTTCACACATTTGGTGTACTTTAGTACCTCTGCGTGATGCTTGAGTGGAAACTTTGTTAGCTTCTTTTTCACCAACTTTTTGTCTCCACTCCCATATTGCTTTCTTATTGAAATGTCCTAGAACTGTTGTAATAGATGGATACTTCTCACCTGTAGGTGTTACATAGTATCTTTTACCATCTATTGTTTCAGTGTTGATTTCAGGTATATCAATCCCTAAATGAGTAAACGTCAACTCATTCCAAGATCGAGTTTCGAAATAATATATTCTTTCACCAAATCACTCCTTACGATATCATGTTTATCAAATTCTATAAAATCAAATGACTTCATTCTTTTAATTACTTTCATAAATTCTATCACGCCGTCACGTTCATCTTGAAATCTAAAATCACTTTGTCTAAAGTCACCACAAAATACTATTTTACAATTATCACCTAATCGTGTGATTATACTATCTAACTCATGATATGTCATGTTCTGACATTCATCTACTATAACAACTGCATCGTTGATAGTCAAGCCTCTTATAAACGATGTTGTTGTAAAGTGTACTTGCTCACGTCCTTTGAGTATCTCGTAAGCATCACCTCTTTCAAACAGTTCAGTAAAGATTGCATAGTAAGGTGCTTCATACACTTTTGATTTTTCTCTTTGATTACCAGGAAGAAATCCCATGTCTCTTGTTGGTACTACACTTCTTATAATATGTAAACTATGTGTGTCATTATAATTACTCAATACTTCTTGTGTTGCTAGATATGTTGCGATAAATGTTTTACCTGTTCCTGCTACACCATGACACATTATGTTTTTGCCACTATAATATGAATTAAATACTCTCTCTTGCGTTTTCGTCATGGGTTCTATTTCTTTTATTCTTAAACCCGTATTTACTTTCTTTAGTCTTCTCTTTTGTTTATTCGTTAATGTTACTATATTGTTTTGAAAAAATGAGAGATTGTGAGACATTTAAACTCCTTGTTAATCGTTTGCTGACAATGGCTTCTCCTTTATATTTGAGTATGTACCCTTTCTCACACCATGTCTTTCTAGAGTTGACATAGATTTAGCATGTTTGGTAGTTCTACCACCAAGCTTATCTGCTAGTGCTGAGTTAGGGTGTGCTTCTGCTATTCGGGAGAGGTTTTCGTTCCACCCTCCATCATTCTTTAGTCCAGTGCCACTTACCATATTAACTTTCACAATTTGTTGGGTGATGTTTGGATTCTGCGAAAGATATTCTTCTCTTTGAGAGATAGACATCATTTCGGTAAAGACTTCATCTGTGTCTTTGTTCATAAATGTATATAAAGGCATTAATACTCCTTGTTCATCATATCATATTTATACTGCGAAGGACTCACCACAACCGCAACTCGCCTTTGCATTTGGGTTAATCACTTTTAAATAACTACCACCAAGTTCTTCTACATAATCTATTGTGCAACCAAACACAAACATTTCTGCTATAGGATTTAAATATAAATTACCCACAGTAGCTGGTTGATCTGTTGTACCCCATTCATACTGAAAACCCGAACAACCACCACCTTTAACAGTAAGTGATACATTCGGGTTGCCTACTTTTTTAAGATACTCTTCGGCTGATTTTGTTAAGCTAATTGGTACCATGTTGGGACACTTCTCTTTGTCCACTTTGCGAAAGAGTTCTTTGCTTGTATGTAATAGTTGTGATATGACTTGAGTGAGTCGCCTTCAACTATACAATCTGGATAATGACTCATCGCAGGTGTGGGTTGTGTAAATGCTTTCTCTGGTATATTTATAGGTTTCATAGCTAAAGCAACTCTAAGCTTTTCATCTGTAGAGTGTCTTTTACCATATCGATACGTATACTCATCGCATAACGCAACAAATAAATCATAGAGCCATCTGTAGTTTAGTGATGATTGTCTAGCCCATACGGCAGATGGGTGGCTAATGTGACAAGCAAGATAATAAGTAGCTTCTTTGTAGTTGTCATCAAATCGATATCTCTTGACTTTACGTCCATTCTTAGATAGTTCTATACTCTCATTACCATCTAGAACTCTATGTGCAGTAGACAGTAATTGAGCATACTCGACAATCATTTTGACAACATGTTTATCAACATGCATTCTAGCACACTTTACTGGATCTGGATCTAAATAAAATATATTCATAAATTACCTCTCATAATATAATCAATCAATTGGTAGAACCATACTTGTTCTATGCCTAGTATAAACTCTTCCGTTAGCTTTGTCAAGATAAAACAAACTAACACCGATAACATTGTTAATCTGAATAGTAAAGTTTTTAATTGTGCAGACTCTTTTACTTCATACATTGATTATTATGGTAGTCGCAAAACTTTATGAGCGAACCATTTTAAAAATCTCTTGATACTTTTCTTTATCCAGTTATTGAAAAAGTGTCGTATCAATCTAATAACAATCAGTATCGGTGAAGTTATAACGTCAAGAATCAATAATAAAAAGTCAACTGTGATGTCGATAATTGTATCAACATTCCATAAACTTCTAACTCGCTTCTTTAGTCTCTTCCACAACTACTTGTTCTCCGTAGTGTAAGTTAAATTTTTGTGTTGTAATACCAAAACAATTATCTACATCTAAACCTATATTGAACAACTGAGAGCCATCAGGCACAACAAATGTAAACCTAACATCTTTGTATTGTTTCATAAACCAGTTTAGATAATTAACTCTATGCTTACTATCTTCGTATGTAGCATGAGTTTCTTCACCATAGCCTTCACTACCTTTATATATGTTATCTGTATTTTTCTTTTCATCTGTCATGACGAAATCAAAACCTAAACAGAATAGTTTCGTAGCACCATGTCGTATAGCTTCTCTCATAGCATTCATACCTGCATTTGAGCGTCTACCTGTAGTTTCTTCTACACACTCTTCATCTGGTGGTAGTATAAGTTTTTTGTTTTCTGAGAAGCCTTCTTTGCCACCCATTTCTATGAGTTTCTTAAACTGCTCATCAATCACAACAAGATAATCAAATTTATCAAAATCTCTGTAGAGTGCATTGCACCCATATATTTTACCTTTACCAACTAAATCGTGTAGATTTATATCTAATCTAGAAGGTCCATTTCCTATAATAAAAGCAGTACTCATTTTAAATAATCCTCTATTGGTTTTTCTAATTCATTTATTCTTTTTTCAAGTTCATTAATCTTGTCAGCCATTCGTTGCATCTCATGTCGTATGACATGATCAGTTGTAGATGTAAAACCCTCTCTCTTCTTAGAAGTAAAGTCTAATGTGAAAGCCTCTTCTGAATCGAGTATCGTTTCTCTGATTTCATCTAGTTTCAATCCAGCATCTGGATCTGTAGCTTTATCATATGTCATATAATCTCTCCATTCATTGCTAAAACCATCAGGATAATCCATTACTTCTTTTCTCCATTATCTGAAGAACGTATTGTAGTTCACTAATTATTTTATATATCCACATTTGAGTCATTCTATCTTCAGATTTTTTTCGCTCTTCTTTTAGTTGCTCTATTCGTATCTTTATATAGTCTTTCGGATCTACTTTTCTATTTCTTCTCATAGATAAGTTCCGTCTACGTTGTGTGTTCTACTATTAGCCCAAGCCCATACTATACAGTTCCACATACTTCTTGAGTGCCTCATACCAAGAGGATACTGTGAGAAAATAAACTCTACAAAAGATAGAGGATCATCAATACGATTAATCTCTGACTCTCGCATCTTCTTATAATGTCCTACAAAGCGTTTTATTCTGGCATAGTGAATAATGCTCTTACTCCATCATTTGTAGGGCGTCTAGCAAAAACTACCCATCTGTGTATTTGATTGTGTATTTTAGTTGGGTGGTGTTCTTTTATATATTCTCTGAAACTTGTACCTGTAGTCCATACATCATCTACTACCAATCCTACATCATCTGCATTAGGATCAGCATATTTTTGTAAAGAACTTGCAAGTGACATTCCGCCTCTAGGTATACCTTCAACCCATTTAAATGGTATATGTTGATAATCCATAATCATTTGTGCTAAACAATCCCATTCTTCAGGACGTATAGCATCACATTCTATCTTCCATTTCAAAGGTAAACCTGCATGTGAAATAAAATCACCAGCAGTAAAAAGATCTGCACCAGTATTAAACATTATTCTTCCGCCTTTTCTATAACAGTTGGTTTACACCATGCTGAATAGTTACCAACTAATCTATCTTCATGTACATTGATTTGCTTTGCATACCAAATACACTTTTGCATATTTGAATATGTTAGTTCTGCCTCTACTTCAGAACCATTCATTATCATTAACACGAAAACTAGCTTAAACATTTATTATACCCAATCTTGACTCAAACCAGGAAAACAATCCATTACAAACTTCTTAGTAATACCTTTATATGGTAGTTTACCTTCTTTCATGCCCAATAATATTTGTGCCTCTTCATCAGGTAAATTTTCTAGCATATCAATGAATAATGTTTCTCTTCTCAAAGAAGTTAGATTTTTTTGTGCTTCTGTCTCACCTTCTGTAAAGAGATAAAATCTACGAACTTCATGATGAAGTTGTCCTTGA